GTTTTCGGGTGCACTAAAAGAGGGTGGAGCAAGAAATGCTCTATTCGAGGTAACAATCACTAACCCGATTGACGGTGCTGCCGATGTTCAAGTTCCATTTATGGTTAAGTCTGCTCAAATTCCTGCCTCAACTTTAGGTACAATCGAAGTTCCATACTTCGGTCGTCAAATCAAGTTAGCAGGTAACAGAACTTATGCAGAATGGACACCGACTATTATCAATGATGAAGACTTCGCGATTAGAAATAATCTTGAGAAGTGGTCAAACGCAATCAACTCTGCTCAAGGTAACTTGAGAACTGCTGGTGGTTCTGCCCCATCATTATATAAGTCTAATGCACAAGTAACACAGTTTAGTAAGACTGGTGAAGTTTTAAGAACATATAACTTTGTTGGTCTCTATCCTTCTGAAGTTTCTACAATTGACCTATCATGGGAAACTGAAGGAATTGAAGAGTACACTGTAACATTCCAGTATGATTACTGGGAAGTTGTTGGTGGTTCAACTGGCGATGCTGGCGGTATCTAATACCGTTTAAAGTGATTCCAGGGTATATAAATATACATATACCCTTTTTATTATAAGAGAGAAAAATATGGCTATCGACTTATTCGGTTATTCAATCGGCAAAAAGGAGGAAACCCCTCCTTCAATTCAATCATTCGCACCACCCACTAACGACGATGCTGCAGTTGCAGTCACCGAAGGTGGATTCTTTGGTACGTCTATTGATATGGAGCAATCCACTAAGACTGAGACAGTCCTTATTACTAAGTATAGGGATATGTCACAACAACCTGAGTGTCAACGTGCAGTTGATGATGTTATTAATGAAGCAATCATTAGTGATGAAGACGGTTCTCCAGTTGAAATTGTTCTAGATGACGTAGACCAACCAGACGAAGTTAAGGATCGTATTCGTGAAGAGTATGAAGGCATCCTAAAACTTCTACAATTCAATACCAAAGCATATGACATTTTTAGTAAATGGTATGTAGATGGTCGTTTGTATTATCATCTAATGATTGATACAAAGAAAACTAAAGAAGGTATTCAAGAGATTCGTTACATCGATCCACGTAGAATTAAAAAGGTACGTGCAGAGAAACGTCAGAAAGAAGCACCTCTTAACTCTAAAAACATATTCAATAAGAAGTACAACGAATATTATATCTACTCACCTAAAGGTGTTAAAGCAGGTAACGAGGGTGTTAAGATTGCTACTGATTCAATTGCTTATGTTCATTCAGGTATATTGAACGGTGACAATTCTGCTGTATTGGGGCATCTACATAAAGCAATCAAACCATTAAACCAATTACGCATGCTGGAAGACGCAACGGTTATCTACCGACTTGCTCGTGCTCCAGAACGCAGAATCTTCTATATTGATGTTGGTAACTTGCCGAAGGGTAAAGCAGAACAATATCTAAGAGATATGATGGCGAAGCATAAGAATAAACTTGTGTACGACGCAAACACTGGTGAAGTGAAAGACGATCGTAAGTTTATGACTATGCTTGAGGATTACTGGTTGCCTAGACGTGAGGGTGGTCGTGGTACTGAGATTACTACACTTCCTTCAGGTCAGAACCTTGGTGAATTAGATGATGTATTATATTTCCGTAAGAAACTATACGAATCGTTAAATGTTCCATCAACTAGACTGGAATCAGAAGCACAGTTTAATATGGGTCGTGCTAACGAAATTACTAGAGATGAGTTAAAGTTTAGCAAATTCATCAAACGTCTTAGAACTAGGTTCTCTGAGTTATTTAATATCATCCTTGAGAAGCAATTACTATTAAAAGGTGTTATCACTAAAGCAGAATGGTTAGAGATGAAAGACTCTATCAATTACGATTTTATGGAAGATAACTACTTCGCCGAACTTAAAGAAGGTGAAGTGCTTAGAGAACGTCTATCACTATTACGTGATGTTGATGAATACACTGGTAAGTATTACTCCACCGAATGGATTAGAACTGAAGTTCTTAAACAGAGTGAAGATGATATTAAACAGATTGATAAGCAGATTGAAGCAGAAGCACCTGAAGAGGGTGAAGAAGAAGATGAGGACTTCTAAATATTATAAATATTCAAAAGGAGAATTATATGAGCGAATACACTATGAATGATGCAGTATCAATGGCAGGTGATGGTAATGCATCACAATTTAAGGATACGGTAGGTTCTCTTTTAATGGACAAAATTAAAGATTCAGTTGCAATTAAGAAACACGAAGTTGCTGCTAATTTTATGAACGATATAGAGGACAGTCAAGATGAAGACATTTAAAAGTTTTATTAACGAAGGGTCTATTGCCCAAGACTACGTCGCACCGAAAGATAGTGATGATGAAGTAAAGGATATCAAACCCCGTTCTAAGGGTGAGGAAGACTTTAAAAATACACATAAAATGACTCACACTAAGCACCCTGTTGCTGGTGATCATCAGTTTGATGGTTCTATCAAAGGTATTAATGAAGATGTTGAACTTAATGAGAAATCGTATAAACAAGTTTTTGATTTAAAGAAAGGAAGTGCTCGTGTACGTGCATTCTTATACAATGATGGTGAGTATGTAGCATATTTCACTGGTAATGGTGAAACTTCAGTTGGTATTCCTGGAAACAAACTAGATAAAAAATGGTTGAAAACTAAATTAGATAAGTTTTCTAAGTCAGGGTTAATTGGTGAAGAAGTTTGTGCATGTAGTAATGAGAAAGAAGCATATGATAAGGCATCTGAAAACGATAGTCCTAATGCTGGCGCATTACAAGACAAACTTAAAGCATGTATTGAAAGAGAAAAGTCACAGAACGAATCAGTTGAAGTTAATGAAGATGCTTGGTCTGACTTACAAACTATTGTTAAAACACTTGCATCAAAGAATTCATCAGGAAAGGTTAAATTTGCTAACGGTAAACAAGAAACAGTTGATATGGGAACTGCTAAACAAATCGTTACAGTTTTAAATAAACTCAACCCTAATAATAAGAAGAAAGCAATTGCTACACTAAACAAAGATCCTGCTGGATTGATGAAAGTGTTAGACATCGTACATAAGGCATAATATGAAACCATTAGCAAATACAGTAGCAACAGGATCAGCAACTAACGTATATAAAGCAACTGCTGTTTATATTGCTAACGACGGTACTGCTAGAACTTTAACGGTTGCTAACACTGCTATCGATAACGGTAACGGTCAGAATGGAAATTACGCAGGTGGTTCTGTTACAATCAGAATCCCAGCAAACGGTTCATTAGTTATTCGTAAACGTCCTAATGATACTATAATTTGTAATGCTGCAACTTATGCTACGGCAGTTGCAGAGAACGGAGCATAACTATGAGATTATTATCAGAAGTACACGAGGATATAAACTATATCACAGAAGCAAAGGAAGATGGAAAGGATAACTTTTTCATTGAAGGCGTGTTTATGCAAGGTAACTTTAAGAACCGTAATGGTAGAGTTTACCCAACTGAGATCTTAGAGAAAGAAGTTGCTCGTTACAACAAAGAATATGTAGACAAGAATCGTGCTTACGGTGAACTTGGTCATCCACAAGGTCCGACAATTAATCTAGAGAGAGTATCTCATATGATTACTAAGTTGGAAAGAGATGGCGATAACTTCGTAGGTAAAGCAAAGATTATGACCGAAACACCTTACGGTGCTATCGTTAAGTCATTAATAAAAGAAGGTGCTCAATTAGGTGTTTCGTCAAGAGGCATGGGAACACTTTCTGCAGGTAAGGGTGGTGTACAACAGGTCGGTAAGGATTTCTATCTAGCAACTGCTGGTGATATCGTTGCTGATCCAAGTGCCCCACTTGCCTTTGTCGAGGGTATTATGGAAGAAAGGGAATGGATCTTCGAAAATGGTATCTGGTCAGTACAGCAAGCAGAGAATATGAAAGAGCAGGTGATTAAAATGTCTGTTCAAGAAGTAGAAGATAAGAAGTTTAAGATCTTCGAAACCTTTCTAAACTCTCTGAATAAGTAAAATAGTTATTATTATAAATAATTGTTAATATAAAGAAACTTTTTAATAGGAGCATTCAAAAATGTCTGAAAAAGAATTAAACGAATTAGAGTTAGAGGAAGCGAAGGCATCATTTGGTGTGGATGCTGAAGTACCAGATCCGAAGACTAAAGAAATGACACCTCCAGGTGCTAAACCTGAAGATGAAGATAAGAAAGATAACCCAAAGCAAGGTTCATCTGTTAAGAAAACTAAGGTTGCTATGGTTACTGCCATGGTTGATGCTGTTAAAGGCATGAAGAAAGAAGACCTTGAGCATTCTTATAAAGATATCATGGCAGCATTACAAGTTGAAGGTTTTGAAAAAGACGATGAAGACGAAGATGATGCTGACGATAAAGATGATAAGAAAAAGAAGAAGTCTATCAAAGATATCAAGAAGATTGATACTGATGACGTAGATGTTGCTGAAGATATTAAAGCAATGTTTAACGGTGAAGACTTATCTGAAGATTTCATTGCTAAAGCAACTACTATCTTTGAATCTGCAATCGTATCTAAAGTAAATGACATTTTAGAGTCAGTTACTATTGACATGGAAGCAGACCTTGAAGTTGAGAAAGCAGAAATTACTGAGTCTTTAACTACTAAGTTAGATGACTACTTAGAATATGTTTCTGAAGAATGGATGAAGGAAAACGAACTTGCTGTTGAAACTGGCATCAAGAACGAAATTACTGAAAACTTTATGACTGGTCTTAAAGACTTATTCACTGAAAACTACATTGACATTCCTGAAGAGAAAGTTGACTTAGTAAATGAAATGGCATTGAAGTTAGAAGAAATGGAAAATTCTCTTAACGAAGAAATGGAAAAGAACATTGAACTAAAGAAAGATATTACTGAATCAAATCAAAATGAGATTCTAGCAAATGTTTCTGATAGTTTAACCGAATCACAAGCAATCAAACTTAAATCACTTGCTGAAGGTGTAGATTTTGATAATGCTGATTCTTATGTAGAAAAACTTGAAACACTGAAGGAAAACTACTTCCCAACGGAAGAAGTAATTGCTGAAGACCTAGATGATGAACCTCTGGAAATTGATAATGATGTAACATCTGTTGATCCAGAAATGTCTGCTTATATGAGTGCTATTACAAATAGTATTCGATAAGTTTAAATTTTTAAAAAATACAAATAACGGAGAAACAAATGACTCAATCAAACTTGCTAAATAAGTGGCAGCCAGTTCTTGAGCATCCTGAACTAGATAAAATCACGGATGCACACAAGAAGGCAACTATTGCTACTTTGCTAGAAAACCAAGAAATCGCTGCCAGAGAGCAGTCTAATCAAGGTGGCAACTTTGCCCCTACTTTACTAGGTGAAGCATCACCTGCAAACGCTATGGGTGGTTCTTCATCTACTGCATCTGCAGGTAACGTAGATATCTTCGATCCAGTGTTAATATCACTAGTTCGTCGTTCTATGCCTAACCTAATTGCATATGATATCGCTGGTGTTCAACCAATGACTGGTCCTACTGGACTTATCTTTGCTATGCGTTCTAAGTACTCTTCACAAAGTGGTACTGAAGCAATGTTCAATGAAGCAAATACTTCATTCTCTGCATCTGCTTCTGGTAATACTGCTTCATTAGGTGTTGCTAACGGTGCTGCAGGTACTGCTCAAACTGGTTCTGATCCTTCGGATCGTGCTTCTGGTTCTGGCTATACTGTTGAAACTGGTATGTCTACTGCTGATGCTGAAAAACTTGGTGATACTGCTAATAACGGTTTCAACGAGATGGCATTCTCAATCGAGAAAGTTGCAGTTACTGCAGTTACTCGTGCGTTGAAAGCAGAATACACTATGGAACTTGCTCAAGATCTTAAAGCAGTACATGGTTTAGATGCTGAGACTGAATTATCTAACATCTTATCTGCTGAAATCCTTTCAGAGATTAACCGTGAAGTAATTCGTACAATTAACTACTCTGCTGTAGCAGGTGCTCAAAAGAACACTACTACTGCTGGTACTTTCGACTTAGATACTGATTCTAATGGTCGTTGGTCTGTAGAGAAGTTTAAAGGTCTTATGTTCCAAATCGAACGTGATGCTAACGAAATTGCTAAAGCAACTCGTCGTGGTAAGGGTAATATTATGATCACTTCATCTGATGTTGCTTCTGCACTTCAAATGGCTGGTGTTCTAGATTACACTCCTGCGTTGAATAACAACTTACAAGTAGATGATACTGGTAATACTTTTGCTGGTGTAATGAACGGTCGTATCAAAGTTTATATTGATCCGTACTTCTCAGATGCAACTAACAACTACTACACAATGGGTTACAAAGGTTCTTCTGCATTCGATGCTGGTATCTTCTACTGCCCATACGTTCCTTTACAAATGGTTCGTGCAGTTGGTGAGAACTCTTTCCAACCTAAGATTGGCTTCAAGACTCGTTACGGCATGGTTTCAAACCCATTTGCTACTAACGATGCTAATGGTGTTGCTGCTCGTTTAGGTACTGGAGATGGTAACATCTACTACCGTTTGACTAAGATTACTAACTTAATGTAATCACTAGTTAAACCCTAGATAAAACCTCAACTTCGGTTGGGGTTTTTTTTCGCATTCTTTTCAGTGTTATAAATAGGTTTGTAATGTTGTGTAGCAATTCCAATATAGGAGAAATATATGGAATTGAATAGTTTAGGCTATGCACTAAATACATTGTACTTCCTTGTCTCAGCAGTCTTAGTGATGTGGATGGCAGCAGGTTTTACAATGTTAGAAGCAGGATCGGTTCGTTCGAAGAACGTAACTGAGATCCTTATAAAAAACGTAGCACTTTATAGTGTTGCGTCATTAACCTTCTTGTTTGTGGGTTACGAATTAATGTACGGTGGATGGAATGCTCCAGAAGACCACGCATTGATGAGTGACTTTTTCTTTCAAGTAGTATTTGTAGCAACAGCAATGTCAGTGGTTTCTGGCGCTGTTGCTGAACGTAAGAAACTATGGTCATTCTTAGTTTTCGCAGCAATCTTTACTGCTGTGATTTACCCAATTCAAGGTTCTTGGAGTTGGGGTGGTGGCTGGTTGTCAGAAGTAGGATTCTTTGACTTTGCAGGTTCGGGAATTGTACACATGGCAGGTGCTGCAGCTGCATTAGCGGCAGTACTACTAATTGGTCCACGTAAGGGTAAGTATGATAAGAACGGAAATCCCGTTGCTATCCACGGTTCTAGTACAACGCAAGTTGCTCTAGGTACACTTATTCTTTGGATGGGCTGGTTTGGTTTTAATGGTGGTTCACAGTTAAGTATTTTAGGATTAGACAATGCTAACGCAGTTGCTCAAATCTTTGTTAATACTAATACTGCGGCTGCTGCAGGTTTACTGAGTGCAATGGTGCTCTCAAAACTTTGGTTAAAGAAGACCGTTTTGAATGTGACTCTGAATGGTGCATTAGCAGGACTGGTAGTTATTACAGCAGATCCTCTAACACCTTCACCTGAAATCGCTGCATTATATGGTGCGATTGGTGGTTTGATTGTTCCTATTTCTATGGCATTGCTAGAGAAGTGGGGTATTGATGACCCAGTGGGTGCAATCAGTGTTCACGGAGTAGCAGGTATTGTGGGACTAATGTTGGTTCCAATTTTAAATACTGATGCTACATTATATGGACAAGCAGTTGGTACTGGTGCAATCTTCGGATTTGTATTTGGTACTTCACTAATTGTCTGGTACTTACTCAAAAAGACTATTGGTCTGAGAGTAGGTGAAGATGAAGAACTTGCTGGTTCTGATATGTGGGAGACTGGTTCTTCTGCTTATCCAGAATTTATGGATAACAGCAAGTAGATCTTTAATCATTGTTACGCAACATGCCCAATCCCTCTTAATTGAGGGATTTTTTTCGTGTTATAAATATAGTACAAGGAATTTACCCGACACATTATGCCTACAGAACCTACTAACAAAAGTTTACTATCCCCAATTGGATTCAGATTCACAATCCAAAAACTTCCTCACGTAAACTATTTCTGTACTGCTGCATCTATTCCAGATATGGCACTTGGGCGTATTGACAGTGTTACGAATCCCTTCAACAAACTACCTATTCCGTCAACTAAATTAGAATTCAGTGATTTGTCTATCAAGTTTAAGATTGATGAGGATATGAAGAATTACCGTGAGATATTTGATTGGATGAATGCTTTAGGATTCCCTGACAGTTATGACCAAAAGTCTAAATGGGCAGATACATATTCTGATGCTTCATTAATTATTATGACTTCTCAGTATCAACCTAATATTGAAATTAAGTTTATTGACTTGTATCCTTCTAATCTTGCATCAGTTGAATTTGATATTTCTGGTTCTGATATTGAATTCTTATCTGGTGATGTAACATTTAATTATCGTTCTTATCAGATTAACTCTATAACATAGATTAAACCTTTTCAAAGAGGCACACCTCTATTATACTACTAAATCGGTGATAAGTAAAGTTTTAAGGCAATTAATTTTATAGAGTGTAACTTTACTTCTAATACCTTTTAAGGTATAATTATATTATGAACATCGAACAAATCGTTTCTGAATGGAACAAAGACTCAAAAATAGATGACACTGAATTAGGATCTGAAAGTTCTAAGATCCCAATGGTGCACAACAAGTATCTTAAATACTATATGGGTGAACGTGTACAACTTATTAAGTTAAAGGGTAAGCATAAGAAAACTCATAGAACCTTGCTTGAGTATTACCTTGGTGAGTTAGATAGACACGAATTACAAGAGATGGGTCGTGAGCAATTCTTTAAGAAGTTATTGAAGAATGAAGTCGGCACCTATATTGAGTCAGATGATATGTTTATCGAATCTACAATCAAGGTTGCTATGCAAGAGGAAAAGGTTTCTTACCTTGACTCAATTATTAAAAGTTTAAACAATCGTGGGTTTCAGATTAAGTCAGCATTAGATTGGATGAAGTTTACCTCAGGTGGTTAATGGATATTATTGATATACACAAGAGGGATGAAGTTTATTTGAAACTTGAATGCGACCGTGGTGTTGCTATGGAGTTATCAGAGTTCTTCACGTTTGAAGTTCCAGGTGCTAAGTTTATGCCTGCAGTGCGTAATAAGATTTGGGATGGTAAAATAAGATTGTTCAACGTAAACTCTATGCAAATCTATGTTGGTTTACTTGAACACATTAAAAGGTTTGCTAAGGATAGAGATTATCAAGTAAACATACACGATGGTCTTGAAGATACAATGGATATCCCATTGAATGGACTTGAGAAATTCCTAACTGAGAAACGTTTCAAACCCAGAGATTATCAGTTGCGTGCGGTTGCTCATGCTATTAGAAAGAACAGAGCATTAATTCTATCTCCGACTGCATCTGGTAAATCATTTATCATTTACTCACTACTAAAATACTATTTAAGAAAGGAATGTAAGAAGGTTTTGGTCATCGTTCCAACCACTTCTCTGGTCTCACAGATGGATTCAGACTTCACTGATTATTCAGATGGTACGTTTCACGAAACTCATAAGATAATGGGTGGTCAGGATAAGCAGCATCCTACTGCAAGGGTTTTTATTTCCACATGGCAAAGCATATACAAACTCCCGAAGAAATACTTTGACCAGTTTGATGCGATCGTAGGGGACGAGGCACACCTCTTCAAAGCAAACAGTTTAACTAAGATTATGGAGAAATTAACTGATTGTAAATATCGGTTTGGTTTTACTGGAACGTTAGATGACACCCAAACAAATAAACTTGTACTTGAAGGTTTGTTTGGTCCAGTAATGAAAGTTGTTACAACTAAAGAATTGATCGATAAGAAAACTTTATCAGAGTTTAGAATCAAATGTCTGGTGTTGAAATATCCTGAGTCTGAACGTAAACGTCAAAAGAAAACTACATATCAAGAGGAGATGGATTTTCTAGTAAGCAATACTCATAGAAATAACTTCATCAAGAACTTGACAATTACCCGAAAAGGGAATACACTATTACTATTCCAGTACGTTGAAAAGCATGGTAAGAAATTGTATGATATGATTAAAGAGGAATGTCACGATGACAGAAAAGTATTCTTTGTACATGGTGGTGTTGATGCAGATGAAAGAGAAGCAATTAGAGCAATCACCGAAACCGAAAAAGACGCAATCATTATTGCTTCGTATGGCACATTCTCTACAGGTATCAACATCAAACGTCTTCATAATATTATTTTTGCTAGTCCTAGTAAAAGTAGGGTTCGTAATCTTCAGTCAATTGGACGTGTATTAAGAAAGGGAGATGGTAAAGATACTGCCACCCTTTATGATATATCAGACGACCTAAGTTGGAAGTCATATCATAATCATACATTAAAACATTTTGCTGTTAGGATTAAGATGTATAACCAAGAGGAATTTGATTATTCCCTTTACAATATAAAATTAAACTATGGCGATTAGTATTATTAAACTGAGTAGTGGTGAGACAGTATTAGCAGATGTATTGAGTTATGCTGATGACACCTATGACTTAGAAGTGTTAAACCCATTACAGTTACAAATGACTGAGGATGTTCGTTCTCGTAAGATGCAGATGTTCGTCTCTTCCTGGATCCCGTTATTTGGTGATGAGACAGTCATTGATATTATGTTCAACCACATTATAGCAGTAGCAGAAGCACCAGAAGAAATGGTAAATTATTATTTAGATTCATTAGAAGAAATGAGAATTAAGGAAGATACCCGAGAAGAAGTTCAAGGTAGAGTAATGCAAGAAATTTTAAAGATAGCAAACACAAGTATTCATTAGAGGAAATATTATGGCGAAGAAAAAAAACTATGTAAATAACCCAGACTTCTATGCAGCAATGGTTGCATATCAAGAATCAATTAAACTAGCAGAGGAACAAGGTAAAGATAAACCTAAAGTCCCAAATTATATAGCAGAGTGCATTTCACTGATTGCTAATAGGTTATCATTTAAACCAAACTTTATCAACTACACATTTAGAGAGGATATGATTGGCGATGGTATTGAGAACTGTTTACGGTATATGCACAACTTCAACCCAGATAAAACACAAAACCCATTCGCATACTTCACTCAAATTATTTACTATGCATTCCTAAGACGTATTCAAAAAGAGAAGAAGTATTTGTACACTAAGTTTAAGGCAACTGAGAATGCAAACATCACTGGTGAAACTGCTGATATGCAAGGACACGATACTAACGGTAACTTCGACTCAAGAATTAAATCTAGTGATGGTGCTCAAGAATATCAATCTGAGTTTATTCAGAACTTTGAGAAAGCAAAAATGAAAAAGGTTGTTAAGTGAAGATTGCTTTAATCACAGATACACACTGGGGTGCGAGATCTGATTGCTCGCACTTCCACGATTACTTTGAAGATTTCTACACCAAACAATTTTTCCCTGAATTAGAAAAGAGAAATATTGATACGATTATCCACTTGGGTGATATTGTAGATAGACGTAAGTATATCAATTACGTTACGTTGAGAAAGATGAAGGATATCTTTATTGATGTGTGTGATAAGAAGAATTTAGATCTACACGTTATTGTAGGCAACCACGATGTACCTTTTAAGAACACGAATGAAGTAAACTCTATGAATGAGTTGTTTGGTGGGACTAAGGTTAAGTCTTATTCTAAACCAACCACACTAACCTTTGATGGTCACGATATCCTTATTATGCCTTGGATTAACGCACAGAATTATGATGTAGCAATTGACGCTATGGATAAAACACCTGCTCAAGTTATGTTTGGTCACCTAGAGATTGCTGGTTGTTTAATGAATGTTGGTATGCCTAACCCT